GTTTTCGCATCGACAGGCCGGATGCTTTCATTGCTCCTGCAAGAGCCTCTTTGAAGGAAATTGTCATGGGGAGACAATATTCCCTTGCTGCCGCTGAAAACAGGAGAGGATTGTCCCTTGCGGTATGCGGAGAATTGTCCCTATAATACAGCATGACCAACGAACAGCTCATTTCCGAAATCGAAGCCTTTGCTTCCGCCAATGGGATTGCCCCCGCCACCGTAACCAGCCGGGCGGTCGGAAACAGTCGTCTCTATAGCCGCCTTAAGGGCGGCAAGAGCTGCACCCTCGGCGTTGCGGAGCGGCTTCGAAAATATATGGCCTCCGGCGCAACAGCGTCGGCCGCCTAACCCACTCTCTATGCCTGATACCGCTTCCATTCCTTGAACGTGGGCGCGGCGGACTGAAACACCAAAACAATGAGGTTGCCCAGCATGGCTGACCAACGCGCCTATCTGAACACGCTGATGCGATCGATGATCCAGCGCCATTTCCGCGGCAACCAGAGCTGCGCGGCTCGTGAGATTGCCGAGTATTGGTCCGGTCGGGAGATGGACGAGCGCGAGGTCGATATCGGCGGGTTCTCTCGCAAGTGCAACGGCACCCGCGAGTTCTCGTTGAACGACGCTTTCGCACTGATGTCGATCACGGGAAGCCGCCGTCTGCTCAAAGCTATCGGTGAAATGCTGGACTGCGAAGCGCAACCCTCCCTGCCCCGGAATGAACTGGCGGCCCGCGCCGCGAAAGAAGCTGGTGAGGCTGTCGCGGCTGCAATCGGTGACGGCGACCCCGCATGTATCGCGAAGGAAGCTGGTGAGGCCGAAAACGAGTTTCGCAAGATCCGGGTTCAAGCCGAAGCGGAGATGCGCGGGGAGGCTCCTGCTGCTGATGTTCTGCACGTTCGCCGGTCGCAAGGGGGGTGCGCGTGATGTCTTTTTTCGATTTCCTTCCGGCATCAAGGGCCGAACTCCGAGAAACCGCTTCGGAAACTGAACTCAAATTCCGCCTATGGCGCCTCGATCTGGAAAAGTCAGTGGCGTTGCTGCGAATTGACCTGGAAGCGCTCACACGGCGCATCCAGGCACTAGAGGCGCGGGAGAATGGGTGTAGCTCGGGGGTGAAAACGTCCTGCCAAGCAGGCCCTTTTCAATGCTCATTCTGCGGCATTAGCAAACACGATGCGCAGCTCCTGATCGAAGGATCTGGCGTCTACATCTGCCCAACCTGCGTCGACGCCTGCAACGATATCCTGATCGAAAAAGATCTGCGCCGGCCCGTGACCGCCGATCCGGGGAACTCCAAGAATCACATGGAGGTCGCCAGAGCTGCCCGTGAGGCGCGGAAAGACGCCCTGCAAGAAGCCATCGCGCTTTGCGGGCTTGATGTCGTCGTGGGTAAGGAGGGCATGCACGCCCATCTCACCCACCTATTGGAGCTCCTTAGCGAGGAGTTGGGCCAATGACCGACATCCTCCACAAGATCCAGACCGAGCGATCCGCAGCTTGCCTGATGTCTCTGCGCTCATGGGCGATCGATCAGCAACGCTGGGGACCCGGCGCGCAAGAAGCCTACGACACCAAGTTCATGGTCCTGTCCGCGAGGTGGAAGTGATGGGCAAACGATCCAGCTTCAAGCGCCGCCCGCAGGACAAATACCGCACCTTCGATCCTCGCGGGGCAGCCACACTTGCACCGTATCTGCCTTGGGGTTGCCGGTTCTGGGAGCCATGCGCGGCGGCGGGCGACCTGGTTCGCAACCTGCAAGCCTTTGGCCCAGAGTGCGTGGCCGCGACCGACATCACGCCGGAGGCCGAGAGCATCTATCGCCTTGATGCGATGACCGCCACGCGGGCAGATGTCGATGCTACCGGCGCCACCCACATCATCACGAACCCGCCTTGGACGCGCGACACTCTGCATCGCATGATCACCCATTTCAGCGCCCTGCGTCCAACGTGGCTGCTGTTCGACGCTGATTGGCTATTTACGGCCCAGAGCGCCCCTTACGTCTCACGTTTGGCGCGTGTGGTCCCTGTGGGGCGGCTCAAGTGGATTGAAGGCTCCCCGCATCAGTCCAAAGACTCCTGCGCTTGGTATCAGTTCGATGCCCGGCACGAAGGACCCACCGAATTTGTCGGGAGGGCAGCATGAACGCGCCTGTCACATCCAAGCTTTGTGCACCGCGCCTCGCTGCACAGCCCGCCGCCGAAACCGATCCCCTGATGGTTCTGTTTCAGCGCCTGGAAGCCCAGCAGGCAGCGGAGGAAACCGCCTGCGATAACCAAGCCCGGCGGATTGTCGGCCTGATCGGTGACAACGGCGGCCCGCCTCTTGCCGAGCCGTTCGGCATCAGCGCGCCGTGGTTCCAGTTCGCGAACCCCGAGGAGGTCGAGCGACTGGCCAAGCTTCACGTGCGGATCGAGCGCCGCCAGATGATCGTTTCCGACGACATCGGGGAGCGCACCAAGATCATGAACAGATGCATCCGCCGGATGCGAAGAGCAGCGGGGAAGAACTGATGGGCAAGCTGAGCAGGGACAAAGGGGCGACCTACGAACGCCAGATCGCGCGGGAACTGTTCGATCTGACAGGCATCAAGTTCGCCCGCAACCTCCGCCAGTATCAGGCAAGCGGCGATGACGACCTTAGGGCCGATTGCGACAACTGGCCGTTCTCAATCGAGTGCAAGCGGTACGCTTCGGCCAAGTCCTGCCGCGCTGGATGGAAGGCGCAAGCCCAGGAGGCCGCAGAGAGGGCCGGAAAGCTGCCCTGCGTGGTTTGGCGCGGGGATCGCATGGAAACCCGCGTGAGCGTGCCCCTGGTCGCCCTCTGCGAGGCCATGCCAGCCGACCAGTGGGCTGATCTGAGCCTTGAGGGTTTCGCGGAGCTTGCGCGGGAGATCATGGCCGGTCGGACCGTTGCCAAAATGATCGAGCATCGGGGGGCGATTTCATGAGCGGCGTTCCCTACATCCGCTTTTTCGGAGACGACTGGTTGTCCGGCACGCAGGCTCTCAGCCTCGAAGAGCGTGGCGCGTTGGTGACGATTGTCGCCCTCACGGCGGCTACCGGACAGGCCCCAGAACTGGATTATCCGCGTCTTGCACGGCGCTTGGGATGCACTCAGGGCAAGGCGAAAAAGATAATCGCTGCGCTGGCAGATCTGGGGAAAATCAGCATCGAAAATAGCGCCATTGCAAACGAACGAGCGCTTTTTGAGACCGAATTTTCGCAAAAAAAATCCAAAAAACAGTCTGAAAACGCTTCCGCACGCTGGGCAAAATCTACCGAAAAACCTAACAAAAACAATGCCCGCAGTGATGCCGTGGCAGTGCGGCGGGAATGCCAACCAGAACCAGAGCCAGAACCATATAAGTTAGAGGAACCTAAAGGTTCCTTGCCGGAAGTGACTTCCGGCGCGCCACCATCTGCCCAACCCGTCAACGTCAATGCCGAGGCTGTGGCCGAATACAACCGCGCTGCGGGAGAGGTCGGGTGGCCGAAGGTTCAGAAGATGACCCCGACGCGCTCCAAAGCTCTGCGCGCACGCCTCAAGGACTGCGGCGGCATGGACGGATGGCGCCATGCGATCCAGTCGGCGGCGAAATCCGATTTTCTTTGTGGTCGTTCATCGCGGCCCTGGGCGGGCTTCAGCTTCGACTGGCTCGTCAAACCCCAAAATTTCACCAAGCTGATGGAGGGAAACTATGCAAACCGAGATCACCACCACCCAAGCGCCGCCCCCTCCTGCACTGGGCTTGGACCAGGCCGCCCGGGGCACGGAACGGCTGCGGCATTTGCTACCGTCGCTGAGCGAATGTCCCGCGGCGCGTGATGAGGTGGCGCGAATTCTCCCGATCCTGACCTCTCCAGCGGAGCCTGCATGGCTGATGGCCCGGATCGGCGCGCTGCTCGCCCCGTACTACGAAAAAGACGTCCCGCAGTCCTTCCGCGAGATCGAGGCCGAGGACTGGGCCGCAGAGCTGGGTGACATCCCCCGGTGGGCGCTCACAGCCGCCGTGCGGTGGTGGAAAAGCTCGGACAACCCGGATCGTCGGAAGCGCCCGCTTGAGGGCGATATCAAGGCTCGCGTTCAGGTCGAGATGCAGGCCGTTCGAGCTGCGGAAATCAAGCTCAGCTCGCCCTGCCGCCCGCCAGCGCCAGAAGCGGCGCCCGCTCAGCGCGCAACGCCTGATGAGGCCCGCTCTGCCCTATTGGGGGCCGGATTCCGGATCGACGAAAACGGAAAGGTGGTGTCGGCATGACGTTGACCATGGCCGAAATGGCGAAAGCTGAAAACGCAGCCGCAAAGCTGACGTGGAGTGCCGGGGATGCCGCCGCGCTGCGGAGGGTCGTCCCTGCCCGTTTGGCGTCGAAATACGACGTGGTTTTCAAGGAAATCGTTGCCAAAGTCAGCGAGGAAACGGGTATCTCGGTCAAACAGATTATGGGCAACTCCCGGAAGCGTCCGATCGCACGTTCACGGCAGTTCGCGATGTACAAGGCGCTTGAGACTGGCGCGACCACTGCCGAAGTCGGTCGCTATTTTCGGCGCGACCACTCCACGGTTTGTCACGCGGCCAGCACGGTCGAGAAGATCCTGAAAGGCAATACCTCGGAGGTGCGGGCATGACCAAGCGCAAGCAATACCCGCAGCAGCGCATCGAGGCCGAGCGCCGCAAGCAGGAGCACAACGCAAGCGTGATTCTGCGGGACGTCATGTGCCGTGAGCGCTTCCAGAGCACAGTTCACGACCAGCTCACCGAAGTGCTGTTGAAAGTGGCCTCGGGCAACCGACTGGAGGCGAGGAAGTGACAAAGCGAGATATTGCGCCGGGCGCATCGGGAACACTGCGTCTCGCCGCCGACGCCCTGAACCGAGCGGCCGAGGCAGCGGAGGCTGTTCAGCGCCGCGGGATTATGGCGACCCTTTGCCTCCCACCGCAGGCTGAAAAAATCACAGACGCAGTGTTTGCGGAGATTGCGGCTGCTGAAAGCCTCATCTCGTGTTCGGTGCGAAACAAGGGGGGCGAAGAATGACCAACACCTACGCGATTAACACGACCAGAAACCAAGAATTCGGGGTTGCTGAAGATCTGGCGGCAATGGGTCTTTCGGCCTGGGTCCCCCGGCAGCTTTCCAGCCGGTACGTGAAGGAGAAGCGGGAAACAGTTTGGTATGATCGGCCCTATGTTCCGAAGCTTCTGTTCTGCGTCATCCCGGCGATCTATTGGCGGGACGTGGTGGAGATGAAGCATGTGATCGGCAAGCCTGTTAGACTTTCGCGCATGGATCTGGAAGGCGTGCCCGCGCATACCGGACCGAACGGAAAGCCCGTCGCTGCCCGTCCCGGCCTGGTGTCGTTCAAAGCAGCGGTTGAAAGCGAATACGAAGATCGCGCACGTCACCGCGCCAACAGCGAATATCAGTGCCAATACAAGCCCGGCCAGGCCCTGGAAATTCTGGATGGGGCGTTCGCCGGCTTCCCCGCTGAATTCAAGAAGGTCGTCAAGCACGCCCACGACGAATACAGCAAGATCCTGGTCGGGGTTCAGATCTTTGGGCGGGAGACACCCGCCGAAATCGACCCGGACAAAGTGAAGGGGGTGGCGTGATGGCGGACTTGATCATGTGCTTGATTTGGATTGGTGGGATCGGCCCCACCTACCGAGGTATTCGCGACAAAGATCAGCGCGGGCCCGTTGGGGCCGCGTTCGACGCCATTTTCTGGCCAGCCTGGATCGGCCCCGCAGTCGCCAAGTACCTGGTCAGGACGCTTTCATGAAAGGACCATTGCTTGTGAGCGTTCAGCCGACCGACAGGTCACCGGGGAGGGGCGGTGCAAGCGATGCCCCCTCCCCTATTAGGGCGCGCAACCCTTGATGCAATCACAAGATGTGGTATATTTCCCCTGTCGCTGGATCCCCGGAGTTCGGCTCTAGGCAGTGACACCCGATGACCGAGCATACAGGCGATCTGCCGAAAATATTGCTCAGGTAGCGTCTGGGCCAATGTGCCCAAAACGAACCCCATAACATAGCCGCTTTCTGGCGGCGTCCTGTCTTAGCCCACTTGCTATTGCGGGGTGCCTCCTGAGCGCGGCGGCGTGGAAAGTAGACACGCTAATCAGTGGAGCGAGACTTCGTTCGGTGAGACCGCGTAACGATATAGGGCGCCTAGATAGCGAGATTGCCTCCCCGACCTTTCATGGCGGGCCGGATCAATAGCCGGTGTTACCCCGTTGGCACGGGATACGGTGGATGGAATGGCAACCCACAGAGCGCCCAGAAGGGTAAAACGAGGCGTCGTCACACGCCTATCGCCCGCATAGCCGGAGTAACGCCCGGCCCGCGCTCAAGTCAAAGCACTTACGATGGGAACTCAGGGGGCCTGAACCCATCCAGCATCCACCGCATGACCTGAGACGCTACGGGGTTAGGGCTACGGGCATTGCTGCGATCGTCGGGCATTTCCCACTTCCGAATGGTATCGGGAGAGGTGTCCAGGATCTCGGCAAGCTGCGGGCGATTGAGGCCCAGCGATAACCGGGCCTCTTTGAATTCTACAGGGGTCATCAGAAGAACAGCTTCACAATCGCTGCCGTGGCACCCATCAGAGCCGCCGCCGCAAGGGCTGGAGCCAGAAACGTGTTGACGTTGATCTGTTTGGTTTCGGCCAAGAGCTTCGCAATCTCTGCGCGCATCTTGTCGTCCGCAAGGGTTTGTTCTTGATGGGTCATATCGGGGTCTCCTTAGCTAGGGGCCTTCATTGGCCTTCCGATGACTTCAATATAGTACCAATGGTACACTTTCGCAAGCCCTTGTGTGAATAAAACAAGGCTTCGCACCACACTTCGGGCGGGATGCCCACAACCTCCATCAGACGGGAAGTCGGATATGGCCTTGATCACCGTAGGAAGGCGTGCCAGCGCGACCGGGACCCGCATCTTTGCTGAAGATGGAACGGAGATCTGCGGGGTGCGAAGCGCCACAGTCCGCTTTGCTGTAGATGAGGTCGTTACCGCCACCATCGAAACAGTTGCTGATTTGGACGAAGTCAACGCGCAGGTCCTGCTTGACGCTGAGACGCTTCGCCGCTCCGCCGCCGCGCTTGGGCAACGGCTTGTGCCGGTGAATGAGGCTGAAACAGAGCATGGTGAGCACCTTCCCCATTCGCATGCAGGCGATGCCCGCCTAGATCATAGCGCAGCATTCGGCCAATTGATGGAAGCCACCGCACGGCTGAACGCGGCGCTTGTAGAGGCTGCAAGTGTCGGCTTGCAGGTTGATCTCGATCAGATGTTCCATCACGACTTAGGGAGCAATAACGCCCTGCTCCAAGTGGTCCTGAAAGCCCAGTGACAGAGCGGCACCCATTCTCAGGTCGCAAGGGCAGCGCGGCCCGAGATAGGTTGGCGACAACCCTCTACGCACGACAAGACGGCAAGTGCAGAATGTGCAGCCTGCCCATACCCGCCAGCCTCCGAGGCAGAACAGGCAAGCGCGCCGCTGTTGTTGACCACCTGCGCCCGTGGCGTCTTCGCCCTGATCTTGCGTTCGAGCTTTCAAATCTCGCGCTGGTCTGCTCGGGTTGCCACTTTACGCATTGCGCATCAATCGAAGCCGCTCACGCTGGGGACGCTGAACTCATCGCACAGGCCAAGGAGCGTGTTGGGCAGGAGTGGTAAGGCACGAAGCCGTTTCGCCTCCTGACAGCCGCCCTGTGGCGCCCCTCGCCCCATCTAGGGGGGGGTGGTCGAAAGTTCAGGAGGGTATAGCGGAAACCTAGCGCCCCTCCTCCGTGCGCAATATCTGCTCCCGAAAATGGGGGTGTCATTCTGACCTATTCTGAGGACCGACATGACCCGAATCCAGCGCCCCCGATATGGGGACATTTTCGCAGGCCACGACGAAGGTGGGCCGATGGCGGAGCAAGCCAAGGTTCTCTGGGAGGAATACAGGGCCGACCTTGAGGCTCGGGGACTCTGGAACCGGGCACGGGCGCGGACGCTGGACCGGCTGGTGCGCATGACTGCGGAATATCTGCATTATCAGCCGCTGGCTGTGGCGCAGGGGCCAGTGCGGGAAAGTGACGACGGCGGGCAGTATGTGAACATGCTTTGGTCGCAGGTGAAGAACATGGCGGATCAGATCGCCAAGCTGGAAAAGGCGCTCACGCTGACGCCTGAAAGCATCGGGGCGAAAGCGGAGGCACCCAAGCCAGCAGGCGGGAAAACGGCGGCTGATGAGTTTTTGGGGGCGCATTAAGAGCGTGAGGTCTGTTCGATGGTAAATACGACTTGTATCATTGGTGATGTGTCACACGCCTTGATGGCGAACTGGACACCGGATGAGGGGGCTTTCGCGGAAAGGATTTCACGTTCAAAAAAATTCGTCTTTTCGACTGAGTTTGTAGATTTTGACCTGCACACTTCGGGGGTAAACTTTTCCGACCAGCTTTCTGAGCACGGCTTGCTTCGCCTGCCATTTCCGGAAGTTGTTTTCCAAGTCGGCCCAATTTCCGACGAGGGAGAGGAATATTATTGGGTTCTGAGCGCTTGGGAGGTGGAAGGCGGTATTTGTGCTAGGCTTTATCATTGGATGAGCTACGGGCAAAACTCTCCACGGGCCACGACGTTTTTCAAATATGGCTCCACCTTTGAGTCCCATAAACGACACGGGGTTATTACGCAGGATCAGTACCCCATTCTTGGCTGCCATTTTGATCTTGACGATTCTGAGGTTTGTTCGTCGCTGACGATGCTGGTCTTGTACGGATGCTTAGGGGTTCTGAATAGCTCTGGGGTGAAACAGAGAAGCTATGCTGAACCTAAATTCACCAACAAAAGGCGCGCAAAAAAGGGTAAGGCTCCCAAGTTTGGGTTCAACTGGATTGAGATTGATAAATCGCAAATAAAAATGCCTGGCATGTCTGGGCCTACGGGCGCTTCGCCTCGGCTGCATTGGCGTCGAGGTCATGTGCGCCGCCTAAAGAGCGGCAAGCTGACGGTAGTGAAACCGTGTCTGGTTGGGTCACTTTCTTCTGGGTTTGTGGATTCATCATACTCAATGGGCAAGTCAGCAGGGCTAGAGGCTCGTGCCCACTGATCAGACCACGCAATACGCGCGGGATGTTGTTTCAGGGAAGATCGTCGCGGGTCAATTCGTGCGGGCACAGTGCCAGCGGCACCTTGACGACCTGGAGACAGGGCCGGATCGCGGCCTGACCTGGGATGTAGAGCAAGCCGAGCGGGCCATCCGCTTCTTCCCGGCAATGCTGTCGATCACAGAGGGGGCCAAGGAGGGGGAGCCGTTCACGCTGCTGCCCTGGCATCTGTTCGTGGTTGGCTCGATCTTCGGCTGGCGGACGGCGGAAGGCTTCATCCGGTTCCGGTTCGTCTGGCTGGAAACTGGCAAGGGGCAGGCGAAATCACCGCTAATGGCGGCTGTGGGGATCTACCTCAGCGGCTTCTATGGACGGAAGCGGGCCGAGGTCTATTGCATCGGGGAAACGAAGGACACGGCGCGGGTGATGTTCCGCGATGCTGTGGCGATGCTTCGGGCGCCGATACCGGGCAAGGGCGGCATGACGCTGGAAGATGCGGCGTTTGTGATCCGTGGCACCGGTGACCTCGCATACAACGTCGAACATCCAGCAAGTGGCTCGTTTATGCGGCCCATCGCGAACAACGATAGCGTCTCAGGCCCGAAGCCGATCCTAGTGGCGGGTGACGAGATCCATGAGATGAAAACCAACAAGGCCATCGAGATGTGGCGCGCTGCTGTAACGAAGAAGCATGGCGACAGCATCCTGATGTTGGGGACAAACACGCCGAGCGCGGATCAGCAGGTTGGGACAGATTACAGCGAGTTCTGCCAGAAGGTTGCGACTGGCGATTTCGTTGACGATAGCGTTTTTGCCTACATCGCCAGGGTCGATGAGAAAGACGACCCGCTCAATGACGAAAGCTGCTGGATCAAGGCCCTGCCCGCGCTGGGGTTGACCTATCCCGTGGACAATGTGCGCAAGTTGGTGGTGACCGCCAAGCAGCAGATCAGCACCCAGTTGACCACCAAGCGGCTCTATTTCGGCATTCCGGTCGGATCGGCCGGCTTCTGGACGTCTGAACAGGCTTGGCGGGAAGTGCAGGGAAAGGTCAGCGAAGCGGCCATGACCGGCCGCCGGGCGCATCTGGCGCTCGACCTTTCGGAAAAGAACGACCTCACCGCGCTCTCCGCAGCCTGGGAGGGTGAAAAGATCGAGGTCAAGTCATGGTACTGGACGCGTGAATTTGAAATCGAGGATCGGTCAACTGCGGATGCGATCCCTTATCGTGAGTTGGAAGCGGCGGGCCTTGTCGAAATCACGCCGGGGCGAGTGATCGACTACACGTTCATTGCGGCCAAGATCATCGAGTTCTGCGGGCGGCATTCTGTGGTGCAGATGGCAATCGACAGCGCCCACATGGAAAAGCTTTGTGAGGCATTCGATAGGGCGGGCTTTGCTTACTGGATCGAAGAAGGCGACGACAAGCCGGGCACGGGGCTGAAGATAGTGCGGCACAAGCAGGGCACGAACGTCAGTTTCGACGGCAAGTTCCTGTGCATGCCCACGTCGATCACACAGCTTGAAGACCACATGCTGAACGGCACGGTCAGGATCGACCGGAACAAGCTCACCAGCATCTGCGCGCGCAACGCGATCATCCGGGAGGATGGTTTCGGCAACCGGATGTTCGATAAATCGCGGTCGCGTGGCCGGATCGATGGCGTTGTCACCCTGGCAATGGCTGTCGGGTCAGCCACAGCGGCGATGAAAACGAAGTCCGGTATGGACGATTACTTTGCTTCACTTGGGGGCGGCTAAATGGGTCTGCGAGATCGCTTAAAATCCATGATTGTTCGCCGCTTTGGGCTGATGGACGTGCCTCACGCGGGTTTCCAGCGCACAAGTGAGGCGGGGGAACTTGTAACCGGGCAGACCGCGCTAGGGATTTCGACGGTTTGGGCCTGCACCAACCTGATTTCAGGCACAATCGGGTCACTTCCGCTGATGGTTTACCGCCGGAGTGGCGAAACCCGCACGGCTGACCGCTCGCACGTCATTTACCGGCTGCTGCATGACAGCCCGAACTATGATCAGACGGCACTGGACTTCTGGGAGTTCATGGCTGCGTCCTTGGAGCTTTGGGGCAACGCATACGCGCATATCCTGCGCGATAATGGCAAGATCGTCGGGCTGGTGCCGGTCGCGCCGGATCTGATGGGCGTTCGGCGCCTGCCAACCGGCGAAATTGAATACCGCTGGTCCGATGAAGGCAAGACGCACCGTGAGCTTGACGGTGCGGTTCTGCATATCCGCGGCTTTGGCGGCTCGCCGCTAGGTGGGATGTCTACCCTGCAATTCGCCCGCAACGCCTTTGGCCTGGCTCGGGCGGTTGATCGGGCGGCAGGGGAAACATTCAAGAACGGGATGCGCCCCTCTGGAGCCCTGAAATTCGAGGCCTGGCTGACGGATGAGCAGCGAGCTCGGGCAAAGTCTACCCTGGTTGACGATATGGTCGGCGCGCAGAATTCCGGCCGACCGATTGTGCTGGAAGGCGGGACGAATTGGGTGCCGTTCACCATCAACCCGGATGATGCGCAGATGCTGGAAAGCAGGCGGTTTTCTGTGGAGGAGATCTGCCGGTTCTTTGGTGTCCCGCCGCACATGGTTGGGCACACCGAGAAAAGCACGAGCTGGGGCACCGGGCTGGAGCAGCAAACGCTGGCGTTCCAAAAGTTCACCCTTCGCCGCCGCATTAAGCGGATTGAGCAGGCCCTGATGAAACAGCTCCTGACCCCTGCTGAACGGGCGCGCGGGCTGATGATCGAATTCAATTTGGAGGGTCTGCTGCGCGGTGACAGTAAGTCGCGGGCGGATTTCTACCAGTCTGGCCTTCAGAACGGCTGGCTGACGATCAACGAGGTGCGCGGGCTGGAGAATAAGCCCCCGGTGGCGGGCGGCAACGTCCCACGGATGCAGATGCAGAACGTGCCGATCACCGAGGCGGGAAATCAATTGGAGGATGGAAATGGCGATGATGCATAAGGCTGCGGCTCCGGTCCTTTCGATCAAGGCGCTGGATGAGGAAACCGGCGAATTTGAGGGCTACGGCAGCACCTTCGGCGGTGAGCCGGATAGCTACGGCGACGTTGTGGTAGTGGGCGCGTTTTCCGACAGCCTGGCAGCGCACAAGGCCAAAGGCACCATGCCTAAGCTGTTCTGGCAGCATGACCCATCGCAGCCCATTGGTAAGTGGCTGGAGGCCGAGGAGGACGATACTGGCCTTCTGATGCGCGGTCGCCTGAATATGGGCGTCCAGCGCGGCCGCGAGGCGGCTGCTCTACTCAAGGCGGGAGATATTGACGGTCTGTCCATCGGCTACCGGATCACCCCAGGCGGCTTCCGGGTCGATGATGAAGATGGCGTCTGGTATCTCGAAAAGCTGGATCTGTTCGAGGTCTCGATTGTCTCCATCGGGGCCAATGAGAGCGCAACGATCACCAGCGTGAAGGCGGCCAAGGCCGCACACGAAATAACGGAAAAGCTCAAGGCCGGGGATCGGCTGACTGAGCGGGAGTTTGAAACGCTGCTCAAGGGGAGCTTGGGGCTTTCGAACTCGCAGGCGGAGCGTGCCGCACGCATCCACCTGAAAGGGCCGGGGGAACCGGCAATCGCGGCGCAAAAGACGGAAGCGTTCCTGAAAGAGCTGCTGTCTTAACCCCCATCCCGAAATAGGAGGCCAAAATGGCTTTGGATGATACCAAAACTGCGGAACAGATGGCTGCAGAAGTGAAGGCGGATTTTGCCAGCAAGTTCGATGCGGTCAAAGCGATTGCAGAGGACGCGCTTGGCAAAGCCGCCAAGGGCGAGGAACTGGCGACCGGCATCAAGGAAAAGGCTGACGAAGCCCTGACCGAGATGAACGGCCTGAAAGCGTCTCTGGACGCACTGGAGCAGAAGCTGGCGCGCGGCGCTGGCGGTGATGCGGGTGACGGCGAAAAGTCGCTGGGCCAGCGCTTCGTTGAGAGCGAAGGCTTCAAGTCCTTCAAGGACGGCGGCTTTGACCGCCACAGCAAGGCGAAGCTTGAAACCAAGGCGACCCTAACCCTGGCGACCACCGACACCGATGGCGCCGTCGGCGACGGTGCAGCCCCAACCCGCCTGCCGGGTATTCAGGGCCTGCCGCAGCGCCGGCTGACCATCCGTGATTTGCTGGCGCAGGGCCGCATGGATGGCAACACCATCGAGTATGTGCAGGAAACCGGGTTCAACAACAACGCGGCCCCGGTGGCCGAAGGCGCGGCCAAGCCGTCCTCGGATATCAAGCTGGACGTAAAAACCACCACTGCCAAGGTGATCGCGCACTGGATGAAGGCATCGCGCCAAGCTCTGGACGATGTTTCCGCCCTGCGGTCCATGATTGACCAGCGCCTGCTGTTCGGTCTGGCTCTGGCGGAGGAAAACCAGCTTCTGAACGGCGACGGCACCGGCCAGAACCTGTCCGGTCTGATTACCAACGCCACCGCCTATTCGGCGGCGTTTACGCCGTCATCCGAGACCGCAATCGACAAGATGCGCCTCGCCATGCTGCAAGCCGCGCTGGCGGAATACCCGGCCACCGGCCACGTGATGCACCCGACCGATTGGGCGCGGATCGAACTGACCAAGGACGGTAACGCCAACTACATCATCGGCAAGCCGCAGGGCACCATCGCCCCGACCCTCTGGGGCCTGCCAGTGGTGGCCACCCAGGCGATCACCGTGGACAAGTTTCTGACCGGTGCGTTCAACATGGGCGCCCAGATCTTCGACCGCTGGGACGCGACCGTGGAAACCGGCTATGAGAACGACGACTTCACCAAGAACCTCGTCACCATCCTGGCCGAAGAACGTCTGGCGCTGGCGATCTTTCGTCCCGAAGCATTCATCTACGGCGATCTGGGCTACGTGGCCTAAGCGTCGGCTGATCAAGGAGGGCGGGGAAACTCGCCCTCTCTATGAGCCGAAAGGAGACCGTCATGGAAGAGTATGAAGTCATGCGCCGCCACCAAGGCGACAAGTTCTATGAGGAAGATGACATCCGCGAGGCGAGGCCGTCTGATGTTGCCCACCTCGTTGCCAACGGCGTTCTGCGCAAAAAGGCCCCGGAAGTCCTGAACAAGGCCCGCGCTGTTCAGAAGAACAAGGCGCGCGGCAAGTGACCTTCCGCCCCACCCTCATCACGCCCCCGGCTGAAGCCCCCGTCTCCCTGGACGAGGTTAAAGAACATGCGACCGTCGATTTTGCCGACGATGACGCGCTTCTGACCGGCCTGCTGGGCGCGGCTGTCGCACATTTGGACGGCTTTCGGGGCGTCCTGGGGCGGGCCCTTGTCACACAGACATGGCAGGTGCAGCGATCCTCTTGGGCCCGATCGATCCGCCTGCCTGTCCCCGATGTGTCCGCGGTGACGATCAACTATGCCGATGTGGACGGGATTGAGCAGTCGGTGAGCGCGTCAAGCGTCTCCGTGTTCCCCATCGCCACCGGGACCTTGATTTCCATCGCTGATGGCTTCGATTTGCCCGCGCTGGAGGCCGGCAACCCTGCCCCGCTAAATATCCGGTTCACATGCGGGTTTGGCGCGGCAAGTGACGTGCCTGACAGCCTCAAGCTTGCGATCAAGGCCCTGGCGGCAACATGGTATGAGACGCGCACATCGCAGCCCGGTGAGGCCCTGCCACTTGGGGTCGATGCGCTCATTCGCCCATATCGCTGGGTTGGTGTCTGATGCGTCTGATCGAGCGTGTGGCCTTTGACCTGATGTTGAAATCGGGCGACGGATTTGGGGGGAAAACCAAAACGCCCGATGAGCAGTTCGTGACGCGAGCTACATTCACTTTTCTGCGTGGCGGAGAAGAGGTCCAGGCCGGGCGATTGGTTGGGAAGCAGGTCATTGTCGCAACCGTTCGACGTTCATACGACGCGCTGCGGGTCAAGCGAGATTGGCAAATGCGCGACACGCGCACCGGCACAGCGTACAACATCCGCGCGATTGAACCAAACCGGGAGAATCCGCGCCAGTATCTCGATTTTCTCTGCGAGAGCAGCGCATGAAGGTCGAATTCGAAGTTGAGGGGCTGAGGGAAATAGACGATGCGCTTGCCGCCCTGCCAAAGGCAACATCGAAGGCAGTTGTCCGCCGCGCGCTCGCAAAGGAGCTGCAACCGATCGCGGACATGGCAAATGGGTTTTGGCCGGGCGCTGACGATAGTGCTTTTGGCGTGTCCGCCCGGTTGAAGCAAGGGCACCCGGCGGCCGACACCGGGCTGAACGCAGTTACCATGTATGTCGGGTCCACCCGCTCGGCACCACATGCCCACCTGCTCGAATGGGGCACCGAACCCCGATACCACGAGAGCGGAAAATATGTCGGGGCCGTCCCCCCGACGCCGATGCTCACCCCCTCCTGGGACGCACACAAAGACAAGATCCTCAAGGGGCTGGCGGAAACGCTGCGCGTGGAGATCAAGGCGACAGTGGCCCGAAGGGCTAAACGGGGGCTCTGATGGAAGAATACCTATTCACGCTGCTGGACGGCGCGCTGAGCTGCCCCGTGAAATGGGGCTATTTCACAGATGGTGAAGCCATGCCGCGGGTCACCCTCTTTCGCATGTCTGGCAAGCGGTTCCACACCCTTGCGAGCAAGGGCTTGGTCATGGGAGCGGTCCAAATCGACTGCTGGGGATCGAGCTACGCACAGGCAATAGGCGCAAGCCGCGACGTCCGCACGGCATTGGAAGGCCACGCAGGGGGCCCTTTGGTTAGCGCCACTCTTTCAGTCATTCGTGATGGCAACAGCAACGATGCAGACGCTGCGCATCGCGTCTCCCTGACGTTCAATCTCACCTACCGCGAGTAGGTCGCCCCAAAATTACCGAATTCACGCGACGGGCCCGCCCCGTGTCGCGACCCGGAATAGGCCCCGGCCTATCAACCCGCGCCTGCTTGGCGCTTTTCATCCACTGAAAGGAAACTGCAATGGCGCACCAAACCGCCTCTGGGGTCACGCTGGGCATTTCGGCGTCCGCCCCCGCCACCCATGACGAAACCGGCTTCGACGCCCTGACCTTCACCAACGTCGGCGAGATCACCAACATCGGTGAATTCGGCAAAGAATGGGCTCTGGTCACGCACAGCCCGCTGAGCTCGCGCGGTATCCAGAAGAGCAAGGGCAGCTACAACAACGGCACCCTGACTCCTTCTCTGGCCCTGGATCCGGATGACGCCGGCCAAACGGCAATGACGACCGCGCGGGAAAGCCAATCGTCGGTCTACTTCGCGATCACCCTTCAGGATGGGACGATTTTCTACCTGGCCGGCAAAGTCATGTCGTTCAAGCCCAACATCGGCGGCAACGATGACGTGGTGACCGCATCCACGACCATCGAAATCGATCCCGAAGAAATTCTGGAAAAGGCCGCCGCCTAATCCGTTCTGACGAACGGTAGGGCCGGGCGGAAAGTGGTTCGATCCCCCGGCCCATCTGAACCACCGAACCCAAAGGAAACATCATGGACTTCACCGCATTTGACAGTGTGAAAACCGCCGAGAACGGCGCAGAATGCCACATCAAGCACCCGGCGACGGGTGAGCCCCTGTATGACAACCCCGGCAAGCCGTGCGAAGACAACGGCAAGCCCTGCATCGTGATCGTTCAGGGTGTCGAGGCCCCCTCCGTTCGTGCGGCCATGCGGGATCTGCAAAAAGCCCGCGCACATGCTGCGGAAAGCGATGACGGTTCGGAGGCAAAAGCGTCTGGCGATGATGAGGAACTTTCCCTTGAACAACTGCACGATCGCATGGTCGAAGGCCTGCACTTCCGCATCGTCGGGTTCAAGAACATCCGCCGCGGCGAGAAGGCCGCAGGCAAGCGTGATGCAAAGTGGTTTCTGAACCTGAACCGCTTCGATCCGCAGGTCGAAGGCGAGTCTTTCGTTGAACAGGTCGCGACCTTCTCCAGCAAGCGTTCGGCTTACCTGGGAAACGGCTCGAACGCCTGACGCTCTACGCAAGGCAGGCGGGCTTTCTGTCCGCCCAGCCTGAAGGGTGGAAAAGCTCCCGACTTGAAATGTGGGTCAAAGAAGGGCTGGACCTCTGCTTGCCCGAACCCTCTGGCGTCGAATACTTCATCGACTACATGAGGCCCGAGGGTTTGGGGTGGTTCAGCCAAGATGCTATGGGCGGGGCCTCCCCTCATAGCTGGTCAGAGATCAGCGCATTCTCCCAGGGGGCAGATCTGAGACTGGAGCCATGGGAAGCCAGCCAGATCAGGGCCATGAGCGTGGCCTATATCCAAGAGCGCGCGCGCGGGTCTGAGCCAATGAAGGTTTCACCTGCCTTTGAAGATCGACCGGACGATGATCCGGGCATCGCCGTCGAGCGGCGGCGGGTTTCGGAGCAACTGAAACAGAGCTTTGGCGCGATGGCCGGGAACCGCTGACGCGCCGAGCGAAAAAACCTCCCCCGCAAATCCTTGTGGGGGGATCAAAAATTCGAATCATGCCAGTTTGCAGTTGAAACAACGAAGGAGTGAGCTCGTGGAACAACTGCAAAGGCAGCATCCGTCCTGCCTGCCGCCAACGCAGATCAAACGCCGCCACTTGCCAAAGAGATCCTGAGGTAAGGGGCGGGTTAATCATCGTCGGGGGCTGGGGCTAGGGAGACGCCGGGAATAAGGCCGTCCCTGATGTCTTGATCCGTGACCCCGTTCTTCTCCAGCGTCGTGACTATGAACTTCTCGATGACATCACTCGGGACCAAGGCCAAGAGCCGCTCAACAAGTTCGGAGATTTCTTCATCCGGCAGGGGTGCGGGATACCTCTCCTCCAGCGTCGCGACAATCTCAGCGTTCATTGAGCGGTTGTTTTGCTCAGCAGAAGCTTTGACCCTTGCCTTCAGGTCAGGAGGCATTCGCAGGCCATACGGGGGCTCTTGTTTTGGCACTGAATCAGTCATGGTTTCTATTAGTAGCTTTTCTCCTTGACAGGCAATGCCTACTAATAGAAGTTAGCTGCTAGTAGAAGAAGGAGAGCCGTATGGAAAAGCAACAACGCCCGCCCTTTGGGCTTCGGATGCCAAAAGATCTGCATGAGTGGGTCAAGAAGATGGCAAATGAGCAAGGGCGGTCCATGAACAATTTCGTGGTGCATGTCCTGCAATCGCAGCGCCAGGCCAATGAAGCCGTCGCACAAAAGTAAAGCCACCGGAGCTGCAACTCCGATGGCTTTGAATGAAAACCCTGTTAGGTACAAAAGGAACTTTCAATGGGTAAAGTAAGCAAGTTCGACAAAAATATCAACTCCCCGGTTATTGCCGGGGTTGAAATCACCACCGACGCAGAGGGGCGGTTCAATTTGAACGCCCTGCATAAGGCCAGCGGTTTTGGGGCGAGCAAGGCCCCAGCGCAATGGCTCCGCACTCAGCAGGCTAAAGAACTCATCGAAGCTCTGGAGCTCGAAACTATGCAGATCTGCATAGTTTCCAAGGAAGGGCGCAATGGCGGCACCTTTGGTCACGAAATTTTGGCTGTGGAATATGCAGGCTGGGTCGGGCCAGCGTATCGGATTCTGGTGAATCGCACTTTCATTGCGGCCCAGAGGGGCGAAATCGAATCCCTGCCAGCGGCGACGCGCAGCGCGATTGGCGGGATCGTCAAAGGGATCATCCACAAGGAACTGACAGAAGTCCTGCCGCAGATGGTCGAGCGCGAGGTTGCGGCCAGCGGTGTTCTGATCCGGCGCGGCATCACCGCAAAGGAGATCTGGGACCGCTTCAATCTGCCACCGAAGCTGCGCGGCACCACGAACTGGCTGGGCAATCGACTGTCTGAAATGGGGTGCTCAACTGGCAAGGCTGATCGTGGCAGCTCAGCAGTTCGCACTTTCGACCCTGACCTGTCTGAGGCCTGTATGAAAAACGGCCTTCTCCACAAGGCCAAAGTCTATGCCAGCGAGCGCATGGGGCAGGGCAAGTTCAAGCTGATCGGGGGTGCGAAATGACACAGCGCAACCTGATGAACATCGCCCGCAACCTGCTGACCATCAAGACGCTATCCGAGGTGTCTGCCGAAAACACCGTTGGCATTTCCGATGGCAAGGACGATGGCCTTGAAGACCTGATCATGGAAGATCTCGACACCGTTTCGGCTTGCGCTGCACGGATCGGTATCGCCCTGGAGGAAATACACCCGGGGTTCAGGGAAACTCTCGCCCGAGCGCATGAAGTATCGCAGGCCCGCGCCAAGATGATGGCGCAAATGGAAGGCGGTGACGCATGAAACGGCGCCAGTTCCTTCGCCACGCTACAGCCCTACCTATCCTTGGCGGCGGCATCGCTGCGGCCACGGTGGTTCAGAGTGAAACCAGCGTAAAAGAGCAGATCGAGCATCACATTCAGGCGCTGCGTGATCTGATCGACCAGACCAAGCCGGAAGGCGTGGGCGACACTGCCCTCATCATCCGCAATGACAGCTGGGACGCGCAGGAAGGCGGGCTTGGCAAGATCCTTAACCCGCACAGCCTGCGCTGGAGCTAAATCAACCCGCTCGGCCCTAAGGGGCCGGGCTACTTGACCGGAAGGTCCAGTTTCACCCCGAAATCACCTTCATGTCCGTCCGGTCGCTTCCATCCGCCGGTAATCATGGCGGAAACTCTTAGTGCGCAACCGTCTACGCCCATGGCTTCCAGCTCAACATTCCAGATCTTTGCGTTCCGGCGGCTTAAGTACCCGACCTGAAAGCTGTGGATAAAAACGGCCACCGCATTGGCGTCATATGGATTCTCCGGTTCGGGGACCAGCACCGCTTCTACAACGAGTTCAACGGAAGTCTCATCCTTTGGGCCAACAATTTGGTTAAGCGCATCTTGATAGTTGCTCTCGCCAACAACGTCGATTTGGAACCGCCCGTTCCCCTCGACGCTTCCAACTGGTCGCAATCTGCTTTCTGAAACCAATTTTGAATTCCTCCAATAGCAATGGTGCGCGGTCCGTAACGACCTAAAGGCAAACGTAAAAAAAGTGCGATCTCATTGATCTGATCTCAATCACCTCTTCTAAGCGGGCGGTTTTCCCGACTGACTTACAGGCCTCTTGTGCCTTTTTCTCAACCGCTTCCTTCGGATCAAGCCCGGGGGCGGTTCCGGCGCTAACGGTCACTGAGTGTCCATTGAACTGAACGATGGGCGGGCCGTCCGCAAATGCCGGCACTGCAAAGAATGATGAAGCAGCAACAGCTGCCCCCAAAAGAAATCTCATCAAACAATCCTCCAATCTCCCATGACGATAGTCCGGCGAGATTTTTCGCGCAAGGAGACACCATGTCCGAAGAAATTGGTGCAGTTCGCGCCTCTGCCTCCTTTGAATCCGCCGCCTTCGATGCCGGGGTGAAAACCGCCCGATCCGCTTTGCGCTCGCTCATGGGGGGATTCCAAGAGACTTCGCGCGAGGCGGTGAGGTCTGCCGACAACATGGCGTCGGCTTGGGATGGCGGGCTTTCACGCACAGAGCGGGCGGCACAAAAGCACGTCAACAAGTTGCTGGGGGTTGACCGCGCGACAAAAGCCACGTCCGCGACCACGCGCGCCTGGGTCAGCCAGCTGGATCGGAATGCAAAGGCGTTTGACAATCTGCGAGCGTCACTGGACCCCGTTTATGCATCATCGAAACGGTATGAAGCAGCGGTCGAGAAAGTCGAACTGGCTGTACGCTCGGGCATTGTCACCCAGAAAGAGGCGAATACTGTCCTCAAGCAAGCGGCAACCCAATACCTCGGAGCGGGCGAGGCCGCCCAGCGGGCGTCCACCCCTACGCGCGGATTCCTTGGCCTATTTTCGAAGAAACGCAGTCATGACCTGCACCAGATCGGCCTCCAGCTCAGTCAGGTCGGTCAACACGGCGCGGTCACCGGCGATTACCTCCAAGCTGCGGCAATACAGGCGGCAGACCTCGGCGCGGTCTTTGGTGTTGTCGGGATCGCCGCTGGTACGGCGATCTCGGTTTTAGGGCCGATGGCGTTGGAACTGCTGAGAACCGGAGACAGTGCAAACGAACTGAAAGACAATCTTGAAGGCTTAGCGGACGCAATGTCGCGTGTAGAAAGCGCTCAAGTGGCCGCAAGCGCCGGCATTGTCTCGCTAACCGACCATTACGGAGAATATGCAAGTTCCGCCCGAGAGCTTCTATCGATACAACGCGAGATGGCGAATTTGGAGGCGATGTTCGCCCTTTCTCAAGCGGTCCAAAGCATCTCAAACCAGTTTGGCACCTTTACTGACGTTGTGGATGATATGGGGCAGACCATCCGCAACAACTACGAGCAGACGCTTCGCAACCTGAAGAAAGAGTTCGGCTTGACCAGCTTTCAGGCAGCAGCGTTTGCACAGGCATTGCAGCAAGTGGGCCAAGTAGAGACCCCGGCGGCACAAGCAGAAGCTCTACGCCGGGCGCGGGAACAGATCGAATTGGCCAGCGGCGGCTTGCTCCAAATGGACAAGGAAACCCGAGCGGTCTACGAGTCGCTGCTAAATGCTGAACTTGCCGCATCTCGTCTGGCAGGGATCGACATGGCAAGCACCATTGGTGCCGCGGCGGATGAGGGGAACAGGCTCAAATCTGAGCTTGCCCAGGCCCTTGCGCTTTTCAACACGGTTTCGCAGGCGCAATCCAAGCTCTATTCCGGACGCGGCGGTGACCCGCGCGACTTTCTCCCGGGTGGGAGTAAGTCCAGCTATGAGCAAGCGCTTGGTTACGAGACGGTCGATGAGATAGTCGTTCGTCTCACAAAAAACCTGAAAAAAGCAGGCGGAGCTGCAAAGACAGCATCCGAGAGCGCGGTTCAGCGCCTGACGGCCGAGATCGGCCACCGCAGCAAGTTACTGACTCTGACCGGCGACCAGCGCAAGAGGTACGAAGCAATCCACCAGGTGCAGCAGCGCCTTGGGAAGGACGCTGCAAAGTTGTCGAAAGCCCAGATCAGCGGCTTGGCAGATCAGCTGATTGCGCTTGAGGATCAAGAGGCCGCGCTGGAGCGCGTCGCCAACATGCAGGATCGGTGGGCGGAGAACATCACCCGGACCGCATTCGAAGGTGGCAGCCTCAGCGACACGGTGAAGGGTATGCTCAAGGACATCGCCTATCAGTTTGCGCACTCCAAGGTGGTTTTGCCAATTGTCGCCTCTGTTACCAGCATCCTTGGGCTTGATCAGCTTGTTCTGGGGGGAGCCAGATCCGCCGTGTCCAGCGCCCTTGGCGGCGGTGGTGGCGCGGGCACTGGCCTGCTGGGCGGCCTGCTGGGGAACGTCGGTGGCGGTCTGTTGGGCGGCGGCGGTTTCCTGGGCGGCGTCGGAACGGGCCTTGGCGGGGTGCTGTCAGGCGGTGGGCTGGGCAGTTCCTTCGCGAACCTGGGCGGGCTGTTGTCTGGCACGTCCGGTGGCGCGGGCGCCATCGGCGCGGCAATCCCCGCAATTGGCATTGCGATTGCGGGGCTGGCTGTCCTGTCCAAGGCTCTGAGCCGGAAGTACGCAGGCACAGCCATTCGGGGCACGCTTGGAACCGACGGCTTCGATGGCACCAGCTTCGATTTCTACAAGGGCGGCGCGCTGCGGTCGAACAAAGCCAACTACAAGGAAGTTCCCGAAGCCATTCAGGCGATGCTGGACACCACCATGCGCGGGGTCACGACCGGGCTGACCAGCATGGCAACCGTTCTTGGTCTCAGCACCGGCGCGCTGGCCGGGTTCAACGATGAGCAGTTCACCCTCTGGACGAACGGCAAGGATCAGGCGCAGATTCAGCAGGAACTGGGCGTCTTCATCGATAGCGCGTCGGAAAAGATGGCCGAGCTTGTGCTTGGCACTGACGCCTTCACCCGCACCGGGGAATCCGCCAATGATACCCTCACCCGTCTTTCGACCGGGCTGAGCACTGCGAATGATCAGGCGGATCTCTTGGGGCACCGGATGTTCACCGTGTCGCTGGCCGGGGCTGATATGGCGTCGATGCTGGTCGATGCCTTCGGCGGCGTCGAGGCGATGAGCACGGCGACGGGCGCCTATTGGCAGGCGGTCTATTCCGAGAGCGAGCGCACGGAGATCACCATTCGCCGCTTGCGGGCGACGTTTGCGGATCTGGGCGTGGTCATGCCGGAGAGCCGCGGGCAGTTGCGCGCCCTTGTTGAGAGCTTCGACACCACAACTGAGAGCGGCCGCAATCTCTATGCGCAGGTCATGGGCCTTTCTGGCGCGCTGGATCAGGTGTTGCCGCAGGTGGCGCAGTTCACGCTGTCTATGGACGGGCTGTTGACCAGCATTTCGGGCGAGATCGGGACGCAGCTGGACCTTGCGCGGGGCATGGCGTCCGACGCAAAAGCGGCGTCTTCGCTCTGGTATCGCACCGCAACGACCTTGCGCGACTTCCTGTCGGACCTGCTGAACTCCGATCTGTCCGCGGCCAGCGCGGGCCAGACGTCCGCGGTCAACCGCGCCCGGTTTGAGAGCGCCTATGCGCTGGCCCGCGGCGGCGACGTGGATGCGGCGCGATCGATCCCGGAGCTGGCGAAAGCGTATTTGAACAGCGCGCGGGCGGAGTCCTCGACCGCGCTGGAGTACCGCCGGATCGCTGGCATGGTGCAGGGTCAGGTTCAGTTCCTATCCGGTCTGAGCGAGTTGGAGGGCGCGAACAAGGACGTTCTGCAATCGCTGTATGAGGAGCAGATCGGCGTTCTGACGGCGCTGGGGAACTTCCTCCAACTTGAGGGTCTGACGAATGAGCAGATCGGCCAGCTGGATTCGTCCATTCAGGGGTTGGCGGCGGATTGGGATGGCACGTTGGCCGGGTTCCAAACCAGCCTGGGCAGCCTGCAATCGGCCATCGAGGCGACCGAGGCCTTCAGTTACGACGCCCTGCGCGAGCGGCTTAACATCGCGGTTGATATCCTGCCATCTGCCAACATCCCGCCCTATCTGGCGGATCTGATCGGCAATGCTAAGACCGGGCTGTCGGCTACCATTGACTTCGCGGTGCGCGCGGACGGCCTGACACCGGACCTGCGCTGGCTGGCCCTGCAATCGGCATCAGAGCACGTGAAGACACTGGATCTGGTCCTGTCATCTGGCGTCGATCCGAAGGCCTTGAGCCTCGCCCTGGACGCAACCGGTGCCTATGACGTCGCCGTGCGGGCTGCGATGGCGGCGGATCTGTCTGCCGACGTGCGCCGGATCGTCTTTGCCGATGGCGGCACCTACGCGACCTCTGTCCGCGCAGCTCTGGACCCCAGCGTGCCTGAGGGCGTGCGCCGGGCGCTGCTGGATCAGCAGGGGGACCTTGCCGTCAACGTCTCGGGGATCCTGGCGCAAAACATGCCGGCATCCGTGCGGGCGCTGCTGCTGGAGGCCAATACTGCGGCTCTGCGCGGTGTGACCATTGCCGCCGTCTATGCCGACACATTGGGTGCCGAGGATCTGGCCCTTCTGCGCGAGACCAGCACAGAGGCCATGCGGACCATTCAGGCAGAGGTCAACCCGGCGGGGATCACCGCGACCGGGCTTGTGTTCCTGGATCAGTTGACCCGCAGCGGTCGTGTCCGCCGGGCCATCGAGGGCACCATGTACACCAGCCGCATCGGCTGGACCGACAGTGCCCTGTTGACCCAGCTGCACGCCGGGCCGGGCGAGGTTCGTCGCGCGCTGGATGGTCAGGTGTTCGCCAATGCCCGGAACTGGACCGGGGCAACGCTTTTGCGGCTGTTTGCGGCTGGCGATGGGGCCACGGCGCGCAACCTGCGATCTGCGATCTATTCCGACACCCGCAATTGGACCGGGGCCGCGATCCTCAAGCAGTTGAACGACGGTGACGGCGCAACCGCCCGGAACCTTCGGTCGGCAGTATATTCCGACACCCGTAACTGGACAGGGGCCACTCTGCTTGGCCTCTTTGCCAAGGGTGACGGCGCAACCGCCCGCAACCTGCGCTCTGCCATATATGGCAATGCGCGCAACTGGACCGGCGCGGCTCTGCTGTCGCAGTTGCAGGCCGGTTCCGGGTCCATCGATCGCATCGTCAACGGGTCGGTGAATGTCTCGGGCCTGTCCGACGAACAGCGTGCCCTGCTCCTGTCGATCAGCGGGGCGACCTCGGGCACCCTGACCCTGGGCGGGTCGTTCCAGTTTGATCCCAGTTCCGGGTTCTCCACCTGGTTCGGGACCACGGTGCAGGACGGCATCGCATCGCCGATGTCTGTTCTGACCGGCGCCTTGGCGGAGCTTCGGTCTGCGGTGGTCGGCCAGACGCAGGAGATGCGCAAAGCGGAGGCCGTGCTGGCGCTGGACGCCTACGCCGAAGGTATGCTGAAGGACGCTGACGGCCAGTATGTAGCCACGGCGGCGCAGCTTCAGGAAATGGCGGCCCGGGCCGGGATCGATGGGAGCGGATCGCCATATGCGCTGGCCGCGCAGTTGGCCGGGATCAGCGCAAACGACAAACTCCACAGCATCGACGTGGACCCATCGGGCTTTCAGACCCGGCAATTGCTGGAGGCCTATGTGGGCACCGCCGGGTTGCAGGTTGACCCGACCGGCTACAGGCGGGCCTATCCGAGCGTGGCGGAGAACTTCCAAGGATCCATGCAGGCGCATTTCGACCGCCACGGGCGCGACGAGATCATCAACGGCAGCCGCTCGTTTGATGCCCGCGCGTTCGACTGGAAGTCCATCGGCCTGAACATCCCCGGCTTCGCAAATGGCGGCAACCACATGGGCGGCGCCCGGATCGTTGGGGAGCGCGGGCCGGAACTGGAGATCACCGGCCCCTCACGGATCGTCAATAACTCCGACACCAAAGCGATGTTCGACCAGACGCCGCTCTTGGAGGAACTGGCCGAGGTGCGCAGGGAGCTGGCCAAGTCCCGCGATGAAAACCGGCAACTCCTGATGGCTGTGAACAGCCACGCGAAGCAAACGGCCAGCATTTTGCGACGTTTCCAGAAAGACCCGGGCAGCCTGAAGGTGACCACAGCATGAAGATCATCGAGCCAATCGCCATCACCGACGCTGTGCTGACGAATTCAAACATCGCGGCGACGACCTATCCGCCTTGGGATGCTGTCACAAACTTTGCGCTGGACGATTACGTCTATGTCGCGGGCGTGGCCGGGCGGTCCTATCGCACTGTTTACCAGTCGCTAATTGCCGGCAACGTCGGAATTGATCCGTCGTCTGACGACGGGACAAATTGGCTGGAAATCGGTGCAACGGACAGGTTCAAGCCCTTTGATCGCCGCATTTCCGATCCGGCAGTGCGCGCCAGTCAGATCACATACTCGCTCACGCCGTCCAGCTTCTGCGACGGGATCGCATTCTTTGGGCTGAACGCGGGCACCGTCCGCGTGCAGGTGTTCGACGACGCGAGCCCTGAGGTAGAAATTTACGACGAAACGACCGATCTTGTGGACACGACGGAGGTTGTGGACTGGCTTTCGTTCTTCTTCGGTGGCGTGGAATATGACACCGAGGCCGTGCTGACCGGCGTCCCAGCGTATTCCGGCTACCGTGTGGCCATCACAATTGATGCCTCTTCGGGGAATGCAGAGGTCGGGCAGATCGTCCTCGGCAAAACCCAGACCATCGGCACCACGCTGGACGGAACGGCCATCGGCATCGAAGACTTCTCGACCAAGGAGCGCGATGACTTCGGCAACCACGCCCGGATCGTGGAAAAACCGTTTGCGGACACGACGACCTATCAGGTCGCAGTCAACAGCCAGGATGCCAGGCGCATCAAGCGAATTATCGCCCGCAATCGCGCTTCACCGGCCGTCTACTTCATAGATCAGACTGAAGCGATCAGAGGCTTCGGGACAATGGTCTACGGCTTTTTCAATGACTTCGAGATCCCGCTGAGTTCGGGCGAGAAGTCCTTCATGTCAATCGAAATTGAGGGCCTCACGTAATGGCAACCCCAGCAGGAATCACCGCCCCGCCGAGCGCACCCAGCAGATCATCCCCCGCCACATTCAACGCCGATGCCGAAGCTTTCGTCGCTTGGTTCTCGACGTTCCTTGACGATTGGGCGGGGCTGGACGCTGCCGACTTTTTCCCGGTTCAGAGCAGCCTGACCGACCCGACCCAGAACCGCGCAATGCTGACCGGTGCCTTTGGCCTGGGCGGCGGGTACATGACCCAGCTCAGCGCGGCAAACGCGCTCGATACCCTGTCAGCAACCGGGTTCTGGGCTGTTCTGGGGGCGGACGTCGCCACGGTGAATGGCCCGACCGGGGCCGGGGTTGGCCTGGTGCAGAATATGATGTGGAACAGCGGCAACCGCGTGCAGGTCTACATGGAAGTGGGCGCCAGTGCGGGCATCTGGCAGCGGCGTTATAGCGATAGCAGTTGGGGCGACTGGTATCAGATGTTCTCACAGAAGAACCTGATCGGGACCGTCAGCCAGTCATCGGGGGACCCGACCGGAGACGCGATGGAACGCGGCAGCAATGCCAACGGCGAGTATGTCCGCTTGGCCGATGGCACCCAGATTTGCACCCGCGTCTTCGACCATACGCTCAGCATGAGCGCCGCCGGAAGCGTGTACACCGAGAACTTGAGTTCTTGGACCTTCCCGGCAAACTTCGTGAGCGGGTCGGTCCCAAGCTTCCATTGCAATATGCGCGCCTGCTGGGGCGGTGCAGACAATGTGACCAACGGGTACGCCATCCCCAAGGTCTATTCCCACGACGACAAGTCCACCTCAACGCGCAAGGCCCACCTGCTGGCCGTTGGCCGCTGGTTCTGAAGGAGGTTCCCATGAGACTGAGCTTTTCCCCCGTCCGCAGTGATGAGCGCTTGGACCTGGCCGTCGATGGCGATGTCCTGACCGTCAACGGTGAGCCGTTCGATTTCTCTGCGCTTCCCGAAGGTGCGACGCTCCCCCGATCAGCTGTTGCGTGCGCTTGGCTGGGGTCGGACGTGGAGCGGATCGACGGTGAGCTGCACCTGACCATGATCCTGCCCCATGGGCCTGCTGCGCCGACCGAAACACTGTTTCCGGCCCCGGCCATCGCCACTGATGGCTCTGTGCCTGTGCCCCCCTATGCCCAGGCCATCACCGCCGAAGAGGAACCCGAAACATGAGCAACATCGACCTAACCCAGATCGTCACTGCCGAAGAAAAGGCTGTGCGGCAGGAGACTGCCGCCAGCGCCGCGCGCAAAGCCGAATGCCGGGCCCGGATCTTCGCCGTGGTGGATCAGACCGCCCAAATGAACCTTGCCGCAGCGGCAGCAGCCGGAGCGCTGACAGAGGCGCAGATGGGCGTCTATCGCGTAGGCCTGTCCTGGATCCACGCGATGCGCGCCGCGCAGGTGGACGGCAACTGGCCAGACGTGCCCGCGGGCGTTCAGGAACTGGCTGACGCATTCTGAGCGAATATCCGAGCCGGGCGGGCCTCATAATCACAATACCCCGGCGGTCATTTCAACCGACCTACTGAAAGCAAACCCTCATGAAAATCGAAACGATAGGCTCTGCGGCAGCGGGGTCATTTGGCGTGGCCGGGGCTTGGCTGGCCCAGCTGGGATTATCCCTACCTGCCGTTGTGTTCGCCCTGATCGGTGCGGCGCTGGCCGCACTGGAGCTTGAAAACCGACGTCCCAGAACAGTGGTCGTCCTGATCGTCTTCAATGTGCTGGTCGCCTCTCTGGGCGCCCCGTTGGCAGCTGGGGAACTCGCCAGCCGGTATGAGTTGCAGCACCCGACCGTTGTGCTGCTGCTGGCCTTCGGCATCGCCTACATCGCCCACGACGCCTTTGTCTTCCTTCGCGCCCTGGTGAAAGCCCGCATGTCCAAGCGGCTGGGAGGTGCGAAATGAAGCGGCTGGTCCGCTCCAGGCGCTGGCGCATTGCCCGCATCGTCGTTTCGTTCCTGCTCTGGCTGCTGCTGGCCTGGGCGGTTCTTTCTCCGCTTCTTCTGCTTGAGGTGACGCAATGACTGTCGACTATCGCCGTGTCCAAGCCCGCTTGAAGGATCTTGGGTTCGACCCCGGCCCTATTGACGGGGTACGCGGCCCCCGAACTGACGCCGCAGTGGTTCGGTTCAAGCGCTCAATCGGTTTCCGGCCCCGGCCATACATCGGGCCGCTGACGTTGGCGGCGCTGTTCCCGTCCCCGGCGCCCGAGCGCACGGCGTTGCCCTGGATGGCCGAGGCCGCCGCGATCCGGGGGCTACACGAACAGCGCAACGTCACGGCCCTGCGCCGTTGGCTTGATCGGTCTGTGGCTTGGATCGACCCGCGCGAAATCCCGTGGTGCGGCGCCTATGTCGCGACCTGTTACCGAAAGTGGCAGCCCGGGATCATGTTGCCGCAGAACCCGTTGGGGGCGCGCAACTGGCAGAACTGGGGGCGAGAATGCGACCCGGTTTTCGGGTCCTGCTTGGTGTTCTGGCGCGGCTCCCGCAAAGGGTGGAAGGGGCATGTCGGCTTCTACCACGGCGAGGACAGCACCCACTTTCACGTTCTTGGCGGCAATCAGTCCAACGCGGTCACGGTTTCGCGCATCGCGAAGTCGCGCCTGCTCTCAGCGCGCTGGCCCACCGGTATCGCCGTCTCGGGCAAGCGCATCCTCGTGACGCCTGGGGGCGTCCTCACCACAACCAATGAGGCTTGATATGGAAAAGCTGAAGAACCCGAAGATCCAAGGGCAACTGCGTCATCTACTGACCGCAGCAGGTCCCGTTCTGGCTCTGCTGATGTCGGCGCCCGACCCAATGGGCTTGCTCAAGTCGCTGATCAGCGCCGCGGGCTGGCCTGCGCTGGTTGGCCTGATCATGGCCGTGATTGGCTTCTGGCAGAGCTGGACGGCCAAGGAGAAGCTCTGATGCTGGGCGCGCTGCTCCCCGATCTGTGGCCCTGGCTGATTGGCGCGCTGGCGGTTGTCGGCGGTCTGTTCGGCTTTGGCCGGTCGCAGAAGGCCAAGGGCAAGGCAGAGGCGAAAACCGAAGCGCTGGAGGACAGCGCAAAACGACAGGAGGAAGGCCGTGAAGCAGTTAGCGATTTGCGCGGCGCTGATCGGGACAACCTGGTTAAGCGCCTGCGGGACAACGACGGTCAGTGGTGACGCCGGGTGCGCCTCATATGGCGAAGCCCGGCAATCCATGCCCTTGAGTGCGGACCAGTTGCCTGACGACTGGCTGCGCTGGACGGCCGAGACGGACACAAGAATGACAGCAACCTGCCGGTGATCCGGCCAGCACCTGAAAGGGGGTGAGAGAGCGTGAAGGCATTTTTTGCAACTGTTGCCCTCTTTGCGATGGCCTCAACCGCATTGGCCAACTGCGCGCCGCGTGAGATCGTTGCAGATCGGCTGGCCAGCAAATACGGCGAAGCAGTTCAGAACATCGGAATCAATGACCGCGGCCAATTGGTCGAAATCTTCGCCAACATCGAAACCGGCTCCTGGACTGTCGTGCAGACCTCGCCAGGTGGTCCGGCTTGTGTGGTCGCTGCTGGTCAGGGTTTCCAGCGCGTTGGTCAGGAAGCGACACAGGGCGACCCTACATAGGGCTTGCCCCTACCGCGCAATGTTCCCTATGCGTTCTCACCATGAGAACGGGAACAACAGAACTGGGCGTGATCAAGGATCACTGGATCCTGGTGCAATGTGGCTGTTCGCACCGGTCTGAGGTTCAGGTCTCCGCCCTGCTCGCGCTTCCTCGCCCACCGGTCACAATCGCAGACGCTGTGCGCCGATTCCGGTGCAAGGCATGTGGCCGGGTCGGGGTAAGCGACTATCGGATCTTCTGGAAGGCGCCGGCGCAGTAGGCGGTTCCGATTCGGGTTTTCGTTACACGTAACGATTACAGCCGCCTCGAAATGCCACCAAACTGGGCGAAACCTAGAACAAATAAAGGGGAAACCGCGAACATAGCCCCTGCCCCTGTCTTCGGGAGGCAGGGGTCGTGAGTTCGAATCTCGCCACTCCGACCAATACTTTCAAATGCTTACGCGCAGTTCTGTCTCTCGTGTTTTCGCGGGTTTTGCTTACGCGTAACGAAAACCCCCGATTCACCCCCGCTCAATAGCCCGCAGCGCCGATGCTTGGTAGCTTGGCGAATGATGCCCGTAAACGCGCTCGATGGTTTCCGGCGATGTTGAGAAATACCCAGCGGCCTGCCAGATCTCTGCGCCGTTTTGCATGGTCCATGTGATTGCAGTGTGCTTGAGCGTGTGCGGGGTGCAGTGCTCGATGCCAGCCTCACGCACAGCGGTAGACCACGCGCGCTTGATACTGCCGACCCTGGCGCCATCGTACTCCACCGCCCATACTGCGCCGTTGGCGCGCCATCTGCGTAGATGCCCGAGCAGCTGGCGTGGGATCGGGGCCTTGCCCTTCCGCTTCTTCGTCCTGCGCTCCTGCTGGCCCTCGCGATACATCACGCGTCCCTCAAGGTCGAACCAGCCGCCCAACGTGTTCGGCTCGAAGCTCATGCGCAGAGTGGCTTCCTTGCGTGTGCCGGTATAGAGACCGATCAGGATGAATCGGGCGAGGTGTTTCGCCTTCGGGTTCCGGTATGCCGCCCACAGCAACTTTGCAGCCTCTGCCCTTGTCAACCAGCGCTCCTTCGGTGCGGGCTTATCAGGCAAGGTGACGACCGGTGCGCTTGTGATGAAGCCCTCGCGGTGAGCATAGTTGATTGCAGCTTGCAATGTCCCAAGCTCCCTGCGGACAGACCCATCCGAGATCGGCTTGAATTCCGTAGGTTCGCCATTCTCATCCCAGGCGATCGCCCGCTTTCTTGTGCGGCCATAGCGGCGACAAGTTTCCGCACGAATGTGCGACAGCTTGAGAGGCCCCCAGAACGGTAAGAGCGCCACAATGGCGTGACCGATGCGCTCGGGATCAGCCGTAGTCGGCGCGTGCTCTTCCGCGTAGATGGCTAAGACTTCATCGCAGGTTACGTTCCCCGGTTCATTGGCAGCACCTTCCCGCCCCTTGGTTGCGATGTAGGCTGCGAGCGCTTTTTCAGCTTCTGAGCGGCTTGTGCAGCCCGTTGAGAATGGCGCACGCCCTGTGTCTGCGATGTAGAACTGTTCGCGGTGTCGATACTTGATGAGCCGCGCGCCTTTTGCTGGTCTTGGCATCTACGGATAAGCTCCTCCAGTCTCTTTCGTTCAATTCGAATAGCCCGCCCGATGCGGACAATGAAGCCATGTTGCTCCGCCGCTCTACGCAGGCTTGCCACAGGGACGCCGATTTCAGCGGCGGCTTCGTCAATCGTGATAAGCAAGCTCACAGCGAAACCTCCCGCTCCCGTTCGACAGTCCTTGAATGTGCCTGAGTGCTGGCGGCCCCCCCTTTGGGTGGAGCGCCCGGGCTGTGCCGCTTGTCGAAAACGTAGTCAGCCCACGGTTCGTACCGGTCGAACGCGCCCTGCGCCGCAACCAAGTCGCCGCTGCGCACAGCTGATCGCAGGTCATTGTATGCCGTGCGGATCTTCGAAACCCTTGTGTTACCATAGCGCTCAGGCGCTGCTTTGTTTGGCGCGGTCATGACTGGTGCATCCTCGTTAGGGGTGACAAAAAAGGGTCCTTACTCGTTATCGCCGAAGGTCTCGAAACCGGCCTCACAGCACGGAGAAACGTCGCGCGGTTCCGTCAAAATGGTCTTAGAGCCGTCTGGGCGGGTCTCGGTCGAATAGGCAAAGTCGATCTTTTTCGGGGCCTGAAATACTTCGCCGCATTGGTCGCAAACGTGCATCTTTCCGGTCCTCTTACTCCACATGTTCCAGCCGCTGCGCCCCGCAGGTGAGGGCGAAGAAAACCTCATCACCCTTGTCGTTGCGTGCGTAGAGCTTGTTCGTGCCGTTGCACCTGGTGACGGTCACGATATCGCCCAGCTTGGCGAAGCCGGGCGCGCCCATGCCTGTAATGCGAAGCTTGTCACCCGGTTTGGTGGTCGCGTAGTCAATCATTTTTTCGGTCCTCAGTTGGTGGTGGGGCGTGGGCGCTGCGCCGGGATGCGCAACATGCTCAGGATGTAATCGACGCCATCCACTTCAACGACGATGCTCACCGTTTGCCGGTCAGATCGCCGATCCTCAGCTCGTCCTCGCAGTTGCCACCGTTTTGCACTTCACTTTGGTGTCGATAGGTGATCCCGTCGCGTGGCCCTTTCGGCCCGTTCGGGTGTGAGTATGCAACCGCGTCGGCGTGTGAAAATCGTCCCGCCTCATCTACGTCCAGCGTGTAGCCCTTGGCCTCTGCGCGGTAGTATCCCCGGCCGGCTTTGAAGATCAGGTATCCACCTGAATGGGTCATGTTTCCAGTCCTCTCAGTTCACCCGAATGGCGAAAACGCTCACCGGTTCGGGGCCAAAATGCGGGTGGGTGATGGTCTTGACCTCGCAGCCTTTCCAGGGCCGTTCGATTCGCCGATCCGTGTCCGTGCGCTTGGGATAGCCACGCGTCAGAACGATCTTGCTGAACGACCGCCCCAAGAGCCGCTTGGACCAGAACGGGGTGCAGAGCCGGTACTCTTCCAGTTTCGACCCGTTCTTGATTTGGTCGAAATATTCACCTTTCAGCGGGAGCGTAAGAGTTGCCATTTGTCCGTCCTCATTTTGCAGGGGGTTGGTTTGGGGCGATTTGATCCACGATCTCTATGCGATCCCCCAGCCAGCGCATGACGTTGACTGCCATGCTGTTGCCGAGTGCCTTGTATCTGCGGCCATCGGGGCTGTGGCCTTTGCCGCGCCATGGAACGTTGGTGAAGCCGTCAGAGAAGCCTTGCAGGCGCTCACATTCGACAGGCGTCAACCGGCGCACGGCCCAGTTTGTGGCTACGGCCGCGTGCCCCCCCGCGTTTTGATGGCTGCTGTTGTGCCCCATTGATCGTAGCGTCGGATGGCTTCCGTCTGTTGCGAACTGCACTTCCGACCCTTTGCAATCGAAGGCGGCAATGAGGGTCTCGGTCTCGGTCTCGGCGTCAAGGCTCTGCTGGGCGCTGGCAGCAAGGCAATAGCTGACGTCACCAGAATTGGCGACAAGGCCGCCATCTAGGTCGAAGTCGGTCCCGAGTCCGCCACCTCCCGTAGGGCGTGCGCTAATTGTGGGGGCAACTGTTTGCCCCGCTTCTCGGCGCGGCGGAGAATTCCGCGACAGGCTGTCGCGGTCAAATAGTACCGCTGCGGCACGTCGCCAGTCTCCAAGATATCCGACAAAGAGCACACGACGGCGTCTTTGCGGGACAGCGAAGGGGAGGTTGCATGTTCGGGTGTACTGAGCGTCAATAACTCGGAACCCACCATCATAGCCGAGTTCTGAGGCCCCGGCCATGAAGCACCAGAGCGCATGGTTTTCGTCAGCTTCGTATTCGTCAGTGACCACGATTTCTTCCCCGTCTTTGGGTCCGTCTTCACGGTCCAGGTCGATTGTCGGCGGACATGCATCGGGAGCGTCGTGGGACAGGCTGGATAGGACGCCGGGGACGTTTTCCCAAACCAGCCAGCGGGGCCGCAGTCGGTCAGCCAGCCTAAGAAATTCGAGTGCCAGGTTACCGCGGTCATCTCCCAGCCCGCCCCGTAGTCCTGCGATGCTGAATGATTGGCAGGGGGTTCCTCCGACCAGAAGGTCAATTGGTTCATACTGTCCGTCCTCGATCGTGGTGAAATCACCATGCAGGGGCACATCCGGGTAATGGTGCTCCAGAACCGCGCGTGGAAACGGGTCAATCTCGCTGAAAAACGAAGGCGACCATCCCAGCGGATGCCAGGCTTGGGTTGCGGCTTCGATGCCAGAGCAAACAGATCCGTATCGCATGGTTAAGGGGTCCTCTTATGTCAGGGGATGAGGGTGGTCCCGTCGGTTTCGTGCGGCGTGAATGTGCCGTTGTGTGCGTCTGCAATTCCCATCGCGACACGGTTCGGCAAGCGGGTGGCGATCACCACGTCGCAGCCTGGGCAGATCACGTTGGACATGTCGTCAGGCATGTCAGCTGGACGATGGGCTACCCATGGGTAGTCACTTGTGCACGGGGTGTCTGGGTCAGGTTCAAACCTGAACAGCGGCTTGTTCATGTCCATTTTCCGGTCCCTTAAAGCTTCTGATCGACGGTCTGCGTGACGATTTCTTGCAGGGCCGAATTGAGAGAGAACTTGGCGGTTGTCTCGCCAATCTGGATCTGCCAGTGCAGCCCAGTCACGTCTCGGATGGCGCGGAAATCCCGCCCCCCGTATTCACCGCTGGCAACCTGCTCATGCAGCATCAGCGGTGCGTCTTTGCTGGGGAGGATTTCTACATCCAGCTTAGGTGCTATTTCGTGGGTCATGGTATCCGGTCCTCTCACTTGCCCCAGCGGGCTTTGTATTGCTTGATGAAGTCTGGCTCGAAGCCGGAGCGCCAACCGCAACGGCATTCGAATTGCCCGTCGTTGAACGTGGTCCGCGGCATGTGCCAAACGCAGTCGTCATTGCCGCAATACGGGCTGTAGTTCGGGCGCTTCATAAGGTTGTTCCTCACAGTGCTGCCCCAGTTGGTCGGGTCGTCTATGTCGCCTCTGGCCATGTCGGTTTCCGGTCACTCTTTGTCAGGGGTTTCGGGGTAGAATTTCGCTGCGATGGCGGCAGTGGCGACCGCGATAACCCAGAGGGGGAAAAGGACGCAGATTAGAGCGGAGGCGGCGAACAACCCCCATGCCCCAACCACTCCAAACAGGCAGGTAACCACGACGGCTACAGCCTCAGTGATCGCCGCACTGGTAAGAGATTTGGTGGTGTGCATTTCGGGTCGCTTTCATTCAGAGGGTTTCGGCTTTGAGACGCCGCTCAAAATCGATTTGCGCGGCTGCTTTGGCGGCCGCCTGCGTCTCGTATCCGGGGGTGTCCACATATTCGCGGGGGCCGGGTGACATAAGCGTCCAGTCTCCCGGCTCGCCGCTCACTCGGTAGAAGGTTTCAATCCCGAACGCAGAGGCATCCAACTGCGCACCATGCCCCCGCCATTCAAGCTGTTTGATCTGCATGAAACTGGTCCAGTTCTGTTAGGGTCGCAGCACAATGCGAGGCCCAATGGCGTCCCTCATGGTGCCATCTTCAAGCGGCTGGACCACTTCTATTTCGGCGCTGATCTCATCAGCATCGTTGTCGTGATTGGCAGCCGCGACCCTCATGTCGGAGGGCCAGCGTTTCAGTTCACGGATTAGTTCTTTGACTGTCATTTTCCGCTCCTCTCAGTCTGTGTTGCTCTTGACCAGCTCGACAATTTCGGAGCCGTCCGTTTTGCCGGTCGCAAAGTCGTAGGTCATCTGTTCCAGCTTGGATGCGAGGTTGAGACGCTGCGCGATCCAGCCTGCGTGGCGAGGATCGGGACACCAGCAGACCGCGTTCCCTGTCGGCTCCGGGCGTACCAGGTGAGCTTCGTCTTTGCGCTTTTCGTCTTTCCAGAATTCGCCCATGCAGTCGTATTTCTGCTGGTCAATGAATTGGCCCTGTTGCCATGTCTGGATGTGGTTCATGAAGCGGTCCTCATTTGGTAGCGTTAGGCGGCTTTTGCAGCTGGGTAGAAGGCGTGCCCCAACGACGTTGCATTGATCAGTGCGACTGCGGCCTCTGGGCCTGCTGCAAAGAGGGTTGTGCCGCTGCCTGGTTGTTCGCCCAGCGTTCCATCTGGGCGTTCAAATTTGACCTTCGGGGCGATAAACAAGACGGCATCGGCGCGCGGTGCGAATTCTTGCCACCATGGAGCAGATGTACGATCCGGCAGCAGGGCCACGCCGTTGCCGTGATCGAAAAATCGACCAAGCCAATTGCGCTTTGTCGATTGATGACCGAAAGGCGGGTTCATCCAGACAAGGCCGCGCCACTCTGAGGCAAGGCCATCGTCTTTCTGGGTCATGAACTGGCGCGCCGGAACATGTCGGGGGCCATCCATGGGGCTTGCAACATCCAGATCAAATTCCAGACCCAGCGCCTCGAAAATGTAGGCTGGGGTGTACCATTCGTTGCTTTCGCCCGGGGCTTCATAAGCTGCCATATTTGGGTCACATTCTGTTCGGGTTGCTGAGGTGATCTTCATGGAAGGCCAAGGGCCGTTCGTTGAAGCTTCTCATTGCTTCCGCCGGGCTAACGGTTTGTGCAGTACTTGGCAGTTTGATTGCCGCAGCTTCCAGAAAGTCTGCGACCTCGTTCCGGTCGATGGGATAGGCGCTGCGCAGGTGATCGGCCATTTCCTTGGCGGCCTCGCGGGTGATGGGCTTCATGGCGGTCTCCTTTCTCCCGCCCGACCTCACTCACGGAAACAGGGATCGGGCGGGATTGATCTTCAGGGGAACTGCGGCTGGTCAACGTCGTTCGGATGTGGCGCAGCTCTCCAGAGGATCAACGAGGAACAACTGTTCCGTCGATTTTGCGTTTCCATTTGCTCCCCCTTGACCCGGGAAAGGTTGATTTCGTCTTGTGAGCGCCGCTGTGTTTGGCCGCCACGCGCTTGCACTTTGCAATGGTCGGCACGTCCTCTTTCGCGGTTTTGGCCCGGTGACAGCGCTCATGTGCCGGGCGTAGATTTTCGTCACTGTCATCACCGCTGATCTCCAGTGGGATAACGTGGTCTGCGTCCCAGCGCTCGCGGGTGCCGTCGATCTGTTCGCCGCAGATGTGGCAGACGCCGTTGGCAGCCTGGAAGATGCGGGCGCGGCGGGTGGTGCTCATCCGGCGTCGGGTCATGCTGCCTCTCTCCATTTCAGTTCTTCAGGGTCCATCAGTCGGACGTGTGGGGCGTAGTGCCGCCAAACCGCATCCATGTAGCGGCTGAGAATTGGGCGGCTCATCAGGCTGGTGCAGGGGATAAACCCCTTTTTGATGCGCTCTTTGACGTCTCCCCGGTGCAACCCACCAAGGGCGCGCTGAATGAAGTCTGCATAGTCCTCATCCTCGGCGCGAAAGATCGGAATCCCCCACTGGATATGGCAGTCCGCCTTAACGCTGGCCGGGTCGTTGTGGGTGGCCTTGGCGATCTGCCCCATCCAGGCGTAGAAAAGGTTGTTCTGGGACAGGGTGCGTTTTTTGCCTTCGCCCTCCTGCACGGCGACGTTGAAGGGCTGTTGCATGTCTCCGAGGCGCGCATAGAGCGTCACAAGGCTTTGAGCGTCTGTCACAACATGCCGCCAGTCCATCAGAACGCCTCCTGCTCCTGCCAGACTTTCACGCCATCGATCTGCTTGGACTTGTGGTTTAGGCGCACATAGTCTTCGATGAAGGCGGTCATGGCGTCCTGGTCGTTGGCCGCGATCCAGTGAAGGGCCACCTTGTGGCTTTCGATCTGGTGCCGGGTCACGGTGCGCAGGCCCTTGATGCCCTTTGCATCGCGCCGCGCGAGTTGCGCCTCTTTCTCTGCCTCCTGCGCGACACGTCGGGCCTCGTCGGACTCGCGCTGCTCTTCGATGTTTGCCGTATCGGCGGCGGCGGCCTTAGCCGCAGCTTCTTTGCGGGCTTTCTCCGCGGCTTCCCAGGCGGCCCGTTCGGCCGCGCGCTTTTCCTCAGCCAACTTACGCTTGAAGCCATCCACCAGAGCCGCCAGACCCTTAGCCTGGCGGTCCAGGTCTTCAATGGTCGGCTTGAACCGGGCAAGGCTGGCCTTCCACGCGTCATGCAGAGGGGCGCTTTCGGACTTCTGCGCGGCGGTCACGTCCCTTTTCGCCGCCTTGATCTGCTTGAGCAGGGCATCGACGGCCTTCATCTGCTGTTCGTCCTGAACCGGGGAGCCGTCCAGCCAGTTCTCTGCCTCGCTGATGTGGTCGCCATAGGGCGCAAGGGCCTCGTCAAGAGGATCGGGGGCCTGGTTGTGGCCGATGGACGCTTGAATGTTCATTTGGAAGGACCTCCATAAGGGATTTCGTCTTCGCCGATCAGGTCAACAACCGCTTCCTTGCGGTTGGCCTTCTCCCACGTGTCGATCTCGGCCTCGACCCGGGCGGCAAATTCGGGGGCTTCCTGTTTCAGGCGAGCAAAGTCATCCTGAAACTGAGGGGAGCCTTGAACGACATCGGCACCGTTCTTGCGGATCGCCGTAATCATCCGGTCGGAAGCCCGCTCAGCCGGGGAAACCTGCGGCGGCTGCCCGTGGCCTTGCTGTCGCTGTGCGCCACCATCGCGAGGTGCCGCAGCCTGACCATCGTCATCGACCTCAGCGGACAGCCCCAATGCAGCCTTGAGCGTGTACCGCTGAAGGTAGGTCACTGCGCTACCGATTGCCTGAAAGCTGTTCTTGCTGCCGGACCCGTCAGGTGCCCCCGTGAGCGTCGTTTCTTCCGAGTGGCCTTCGGCATGGGCTACGATGCAGGTTACGCGAACGCCTCCCTGCCCTTGCTCGGTTCGAAATCGATAGGAAAGCCCATGGCTCGACAGGATTGGGTCAACGACCTTTGCGATACCAGCCAGTGTTTCGTGCCGGTAGTGGGTCCGTCCTTTGCTGCTGGTGAAGTCCACGGTCGCATCTTTCACGATCGGGGGGATCACGGCGCGTGCCTCCGAAAGCGCGCGAGCGAATGCCACCCGGGCGTTATTGGCCTCCATGCGCTCTTTCATCGCCAGCATACGCTCCAGCTTGTCCAGGTCTGCATCCGGGCTCAGGACGACCCGTTCAATCATGCTGACCATCGGATCGGCGACAGGCATCGCGACTTCTTGCGGTTCGACTTTGGCGATCTGGTTCATGTCATTCTCCTCTGAAAAAGCCCCGGCGGCGCGAGCAGCAACCGCCGGGAAGTTTGGACGCGGCAACGGAAGATCTTGATCCGCGTCTGGGAGTGTTCAGCCGCGCCAGTCAGCGCGGAAATTTACGGCATCGAACGCGGCGTTCGCGAGGGCGGTTCCGGCGACGTGCTTGGCGAAAAAGGCCACGACCACGGCGACAGCGAAGTACATCACCCACCTGGCGGCCCTGCTGTTCAGCCAGCAATCATCGGCCATCTGCGGGGCGTTGTGGCGCTCCCACATGGTGCCGAACGCGGCGTGTTCTGAATTGAGACCCCGGCGGGTCGAACGGGAGGAAAAACTACCCGCCGGGGTGCCACCGTCCCGTGAGTGCGAGACAACGGTGTTGGTGTGTTGGGTGGTGCTGCGCATGTCGATCACTCCTTGGAGGCCTTTTCACCCGGAATGGGCAGGCAGGTGTCCAGGATGTCGGCCAGCACCGCCTCAGCTTGGGACTGAGGGGTAGAGTCAATATCGTTGCTGTGAAGGATCGCCATTGCGATGACATCCAAGAGAACTTCTCGGCACATGAGGCTCCCAGCCCCAGCAGGTTCACCCGACAGGGCTTGGACTAAGCTCGCCCGGGACTCGCGGACAAGGTGCGCTTTCATACTCACGTTGTCGCACCAGTGAGCTGCATAGGCCTCTTTTCCTGCCGCCGACAATCGAAGGTGGGATGTGTGGATTTCCATGTCGGTCACTCCGCAGCCATGGACATGCGGGCCGGATAGACCGGAGACACGTCCTGAATGCCGATCCAACGATTGCTGAACACGTTCTGAGCATGCGCCAGTACCTGCCCTTCGGTCGCGCCGATGGTTTCCCAGAAAATGCGCTCGCGACGATAGCCGCCACCGATCAGGATGTTCACCCAAGGCAGTAGGGCCAGAGTCCATTCCTCCATGTGCGAAGGGCATTCATGGATAGCCATACCCAGCGAAACGGCCTCGGCAGCCTGAAGCTGATCGATCTCGACCGCATACTCTTCGGCGCGACAGATGTTCCCAGCTTCGATATGATTGCGCATCAGAACGGCGCGGGTCTGAACAGCACGTTGGGCGTTCCAGCCCTCTGCGATCAGATCCAAATCCCATTTCAGCGTATTCACTGCCGTCCCTCCCGATTACGAATTGTACCGAGCCGCCGCAGCCAGGGCGGCAGTCGTGGAATTGACGGTTTCAAGGTGCTTCCAGCGACCGGCCGCGCCGCGCCAAACCTTGACTGAGTATCCATTCCCTTGAACCAAGCGGTACACGGCCACATTAGGGAACAGGCCCATAATGAACATCGGTGTGATTTCCGATGCGGACACCCCATCAAGTGCAGGTGGTTCAAATTCGTGCTTCGGCAACGGCATAATCGTCTCTCCCATTCTCTTCCCGCGATCTGCTGCCTGTTGGCTCGGTGGCCGGTTCGGCTGGTGCGTCTTCTGCGGTGATGGGATTAGAATAATGCGGACAAATATCCCCGTCAAGTAGATTTGGGGAAAATTATCCCCATCACATCTTCTTTCGCGACCCCTGACCTGATAGAATAGACTTGTCAGCTCGATCTGGGCGGATGGAATCTGAGGTGGAGGCAAGCGCAAAGAGGTAGGGGAGGCCGGAACCTCCCCTGGGTGTCACGATAGCTTTTCAGCAATGACGATCAGCCCGACAATGATGGTGATCAGATCCGCCAACATTGCCACCGCCAAGCAAAACCGCATGGGTGTTCCCTTCGGTGCGCTGCTCGACCGGTCGAGCGTGTCTCCACACTCAGTACTTCTATCCCGCCCTTGCGAGGCGGCTTGGCTTGGGAGTGTGCACCCTCCTTTGCCTGCCGACCTTCGGTCAATCAGCGTCCCGCTGACAACCGTGGCCTTAGCCTCTCGCAGCTAACGAGAGACACAGGGCCGCAAAGCCCTAAGCCGGGTTCGGGGTCACGCCGCATGTGGGCGATTCCGTTCCCGGCGTTGGGATACGATATCAGCTCAGCGCATCGCGTGCGCAAAGAAAAACCCCGCCGGAGCGGGGATGGAGGATAGAATGAAAGTGCAAGGCGTTCCCGTCGGCGCACCAACCCGGCAAATGATCTGTGACTACATCCGTCTCGGCTTGACGCACACCCAAGTTGCCAATGCTATCGAGGGGAGCGTGATTTGCTACGCAACAGGTGATGGCAATTTCGAGTTCTCCATTGCATGGGGGCGCGTGAAGTACAAGCTTGACGGGATGCTGCCTACTTCTTCCTAGCCAGTTCTGCCGGCCAATGCAGCCTGACCCGCGCCGCCCAGTTCAGGCGCACGTTGTGCATATTGGATCCGGTAGGGTTCAGTGAAATGAGGTGGAACAGCCCCGGTTCATCGCCCGCCTTCACCTGCTTGACCCAGCCCATGCCCTCTACGTCTTCGCAAACGCACTTGTGGCCGATCACATCGTCAGGAACGCTGTCATGGCCGTTTCGGGTGTAGAACAGCAGATCGCCAGCGGAATAGACCGGCTCCATGCTGTCACCCTCGACCTCGACCGCAACCACGCCATGCGGTGACAGGCCGGGCGGACACTCCACCTGTGGCCCGTCACCCTTTTCATAGGCGTCGAACACAGGGACCTGCGCACCGGCCCCAACCTTGCCCGCTATGGCGATGGTGGGGCTTCCGTCGAATTCGCCAAGCATGAAGCTTTCAAGTGATACACCAACAGCGCTGGCGAGTTTTAAAGCATCCTCGGCGTTGGTGCTTTGCGTCCTGCCCTGGCTGACCTTCTTCAATTGCTCATAGGAGACACCCGCCTTGTCGGCAAGTTTTCGCATCGACAGGCCGGATGCTTTCATTGCTCCTGCAAGAGCCTCTTTGAAGGAAATTGTCATGGGGAGACAATATTCCCTTGCTGCCGCTGAAAACAGGAGAGGATTGTCCCTTGCGGTATG